TTAAGGCCCTCTATGGCCGTGGTGAGGTTAGCCTGCGCGTTGACCAACTGTTGCTGCTGCTCTTCCGGAGTGGCTACTTTAGGACCTTCACCAAGCTGAGAGCGAATATTTTGTCCTGCCTGTCCCAGGGCCTTCATGGTGTCCTCAACACCCATACCCGTCAGGTCAGACAGGTGCTTCATCTCCACACGTGACATGGCTGCAATGTCGACGCCTGCTTGAGATGCAGCCTCTTGGATCATCCTTAGTCGTTCAGTGGGATCCTCGGCTGCGAATAAGTCGAAAGCGTCAACATTGATTCCGAAGGACTGGCCGAGCATGGCGACCTTCTCTGCTGCAGTGTCAAAGTCATCAAACTTATCAGCGAGTCCGGTGACACCTGCTATAGAGACGCCTAACTTCCGGGTGGTCGCTGCGACCTTGGCAAGCTGCTCCTCAGAGAAGGTCCCGAAGTTCTTAAAATCCTTCCTGAGCACATTCATTGACCTGCGAATGCCACCGAAACTGACTCCGAAAGCCTTTGAAAACTTTTTCGCAGCTTTGGCGGCCACGACTCCTTGCGCATCGATCGACGATCCCATGATCCGAGCTCTGCTAGCGAGGACTCCCATATCTTGACTCGAGGCGCCTAAAGCCTTCTGTAGTGTTGCGAGATTCGCTAGTCTATTAGGCTGATCGATGGCTGTGTCCATCGAGTCCATCACATCATCAAACGCGTCTGCGTAATCCGCGAAATATTTTGCAGCTTGCTTTAGCGCTAGTTCTCGACTTGCAGAAAATACGCGAAGGTTCGCCTGCTCGGCATCCATTCCCTTTTTATTGGAATCGAGCATGTCTCTCATCTGCATTTGGCCTTCGGCCATGCGCCCAGCGAGGTTTTCAGAAAAATCACCGGTTTTATCGTAGACAGCGCCAAAGCGTGCTGTTACATCTTCTTCGATCTTCAGCAGAGGTACTTTAAGATTATCGTACCCGTCGCCGTAGAGTTTGACAGCCTTTTCCATGCCTTGAGAAGCAACAAGGATAGCAGCTCCGACACCAGCCGTCATCACCGGGAGCCCCTTAAGGCTTTCCATTAACCCAGCTGAGAATGAGTCGGCGCTCTTAGAGGCGGCTCCTAATCGGTCCTGGACCACCGATAGCGTCTTCTTGATGACCTTGTTCTGCTTGATCCCAGACTTGTGAGATGCGCCAGCGGCGTCCTGGGCGGCTCTTACAGTCTCATTGTACTTCTCCTGCAATTCTCGAATTGCAGTGACAGAAAGACCTGTTGATGTAGCGAGGAGGTGCTGGAGTGCTATACCTTCTTTGATCGCCTTGTTAAGCGCCAGTTGTGCAGCTGCTTGTGATTTAGTATCTTCGGCCATAGTTTATCTCTGGGGGACAAGATTAATTATGCACTAAGTGAATCTTCTGGTCCTAGAAGGACCAACTTGCCTGGCCATGCCCATCATTCCACGGCTGGATGGGTCGTTAGTGTGAGCAGCACGAGATGCGTCGACGTTATTATCTGCAGATCTCTTGAACTCTCTATTGATGCGGTCAATGAACCACACACGATACCGAGTAGGTATTTTATAACACTCGGAGTACGTAAAGCCTCCGTAGTACATGAGAAGGAATGCCTGCTCTAAGAAGATCTCTCGATCCTTAGGTTCCAGGCCAAAAAAAGGTTGCCCCCATGGGAAGGGGCATCTCCTCTTCATACTGACAACTATCGCATGTGAAGTCAGTTAGCATGGTCACACTGGGCTCTTTGCCCTCCAAGAATCGTCGAATCTCTAAAGAATCTCGGGCAGGCATATTCCTGATGAACTTATTAATGTAAGATTTGTCTGTGTTGCCTTGCACTGATATGAGCGCACGGAACAGCCGGTCGGTGACCAAGTTATCTGCAACTATACCTTGCTTTTTCTTTCGCTCGGAAGTGATCATCGCTTCTTCTTCGTCGTAGCCTGTTCCAAAAGCAACAGATACTTTCTTACCTGACACTGGTAGGACGATCTCAAACTCATTATCGCCTTCTTTGACAGGCGATTCATCTAGCTGCCTAATTGGGAGATCAGAAAGCATACACGTGTGTAGCTGGCCCACGCCGCATGTTGGACATGTGACGTTAACATTATAATCAGAACCGTATCCAGTAATTCGTATGGCGATGAGGATTGCATTTCTATCACCAGAGAGGAGCGATCTAGCGTCAATGGTCTTATCGATCAGACATGACTGGATCAACTGCGTGATCACACTGCCATTCTTAATGAAAGCTCTCGACGTCAAGATATCTTCTTCGCGGGCAGTCATCGCTCTTATATCTACAGACTGCTGCATGTGCAATGGATGGCTTTTAGGGTAAGCCTTCCCTAATGAGGGTAAAGGCACAGTCTCAACGGGAATATCGAATCCCAGATCTTGCTGCGCTTGCTCTAGAGTTTCTGTCACTCTGGGGTCATGGGCGCTCGCAGCGTTAAATACATCATTCCTAGGCATGAACACTCCTGGTATATAGGGATTGTATTACAGACAGACGATCTGTTAAATAGTAATTAAGACTTAAAAAATTCTAAAAGTAGATCAGTATTGAAGTACGCAGTTGTCAAAGCGAAGAGTCATTGAAATCTCTGACGCGTCATTTGAATCGTAACTCAAGTCTCCATACGATGCGTCTGTGATGAAGGCACCCTTCACATCCCAGAGCTCTACAACAGTGCCGATCGGATCTAACATCTTGATCTGGCAATCACGCTTGTAGAAATCCGCGTAACCAGCACGTCCGGAAACGGACTCAAAGTGTGTCCTCAACCACTCCATCACCTGCTGTGCGCCCGAAGGTGCGATAGGATCGTATAGAGTTACTGACATATCACCAAAGGTTGTGCGACCGGCGAGATAGCGAGTGTGATTGATAAAAGGTAGCGTCACAGTCTCGGTGGAGATAGAGGGACGGGCTGCGGTCTTCATTAAGAACGCATCGATACCTTCGATAGCAAACACCCACCTAAACTGGCGTTTCGGTTCAAACTTGTTTGGTAGCATTTCAGCAACGGAAAGGGTCTCAGCCATCACAATCTCCTAAAGTCTCACGATATAAATATATGCTTCCGACAAAAACGTCCATCAAAGTCCGTCCACTCCTGAATTTGTTACCACAAAGTCAAGCGAGATGAATTCTGCAGTTCTTGTAGGCTGTAGGAATATCTTTCCCCTCACCGTATTGTTTTCAATATCAGACTGTGTCGTAGTACTAGAATCGATGATGACCCGGAAGCGGTCAATACCTTGATTCTGCTGTACTCTCTTCATGATCGGAGTGACCAAAGCTGTGAACCTCTGAAGCGTAGCTTCTCTATTAGGTTCGAAGATCAGCTGTTGGGCAACCTGCTTAACAGATCGTCTCACATCGATCAAAAGTCTTCTTACGTTCACGCGGTCTAGAGCAGAGGCTGCAGCTTGCAGTGTCTTCTGCCCGTATACAATCGGACCAGCGCTGTTCGGGAAGGTAACGATAGGATTGATGTCCTTATCGTAGAGATCATCCATGTTAGTCTCATTTAAGGATACAGCCGCTGATTGTGCGTTCATTGACCCGCGTGCGAATCCAGCTGGTGCGAACCAGGGGAATGCTACTGAGTCGTTGAATGAGAAGGCTCCGAGCACCGCAACCGAGGGGGGTACGCGCACAGTAGCAACGTTCGCTGTCACCGTCTTAGTCGCTTGATTTAACGTCTTCACCTGAATGTTCATATTGACATCAGGGAAATATGCTGCAGCGAAAGAGGAGTCCAGAGCCCGATCATTAAAGTTAGCAACTGTATTAGAAACGCTGATGTTTTGCACCGAAGAGGTAACTACAGCATTGACATTATCTCGTTCACCGATATCCATCAGGTAAAGAGCGTCGAACCTATTCTCCACAGTGGTAATAGCATCATTACTAATCGTCGCTTCTCGAATGCCGGGGACGGCTAGAAGCTGAATCTCAACATCTGCCTTCTCACCCATGACAGCGAGTGCCTTCTTATAAGCCGCAACTGTGGGACCGTCAATTCCGCCACGATTGGAATCATCCATCTCGCCCTTCACGGCATTATTGTTCATAAGTGCGGAATTCTTATCCATGATGTTGAATCCATCGAATCCACCTTGGAAGGGCATCGTGAACTTAGTAAGCCTTCTAACGGCCGGGCTTGCTGTATCCTTCACAGCGAACCTTCTGGTCTTGGCATCGGCATCAGTGGAGATGCTACCGTGTCTCGTGTAAGACCAGCTATTAACTAGCGCTGCGTCAGTCGTAATGGCCAAGCCGTCTGAGCCTGTTCCCACCTGCAAGTTCTCGAGAGTAAACTTGTTGTTGTTGAATGTATCACAGTCAAGAATTGCACCGTTTTCAAGGGATTGGCCGGCATTAGATCCCGTCAAAACATTGAAGTTAGAAACTGCGTGATCGGTGAAGAACTTGGTAAAGCTTCCGATGGTTGGATCAACCACATTGCCCTTATTAGGCTGGTTCAAGAGTGTCTTCTTAGAAAATTGCACGCCCCAGTAAAGAGCCTTATTAGGAACCTTCTTAGGTGAAAGACCCATAGCGATGTTCTGTCGAAGCGGTACAGGAATCTGGACCACTTGCTTAAGTGCCTGGCTTGTGTTTCTCTGCATATTAGCATCAGGTGGGGCGCTTAAGACATTGGTACCTGATGTGATCAAGTGATCTACACCTCTAAACCCTAGGGGTAGAGCCTCAGCATCAATCTCAGCATTATCCACGTCAGACGCGATTTCCACTCTGATTCTGGCGGAGACATTTGCATATTTGCCATCTACCACGAGCTTTTGTGAACCCTGTGCTTGATCAAAGTCATAGAAAGTATTTGTGTCACCAATTCTTCTTCCGATGTAATTCGGCGAAGTAGGATCTAGATTAAGTCCGCGATAAGACTCATACGCAAAGACATTCTCATCATTGTCGTAGAAATCTCTAAGAACTAAGTCGAAAGTTCCGTACTTATCAAGATCATCAGACGATTTACCTACGTTCTCAATAGAAACCTTATACTTGGTATTAGATCCAGCAGAGTCTGCTGACTTGCCTTTTATGACACCGTCACTAAGCAAGTGTATTTTGAAAAGATTTTGCGCCGTTCCACCGAACTCCTGCGAAATGATGAACGGAGTTCGAGCCGGCTTGAATCGCTCTTGGAATCCCTCGAAGTTGGGGGCTGCGGCTGCGCCGGCGTTTCTTCCCTGTGTTCCTGTGAGCAGGAATACTGCGTCTGAGCTACCTGAGTAGAGACCTGACACGGAGCCGTTTACTTCGCTCGAGCCTGTCGGAGTGATTCCCGACCCAGTCACGACAGCAAATTGGGGATAAACATCATAGTGTGTATAAAGGAAGTAGCCATGCTTTTCAACTTGCCGGGGATCTTTATTAAAGATGTTGGCAAAGTAATCCTTATCAGAGGGATTTAAAGATGCTGTAAGAACACGTGGGTAATCAACACCTTTGTGTCCAGGTAAGAGCATGGTAAACTTAGGGGAACCATTAGAGAAGTTAACTGTTCCGGTCAAGAAACCAGCAGAAGGTAAAGTTTGACCTGACATCGATGATGTCACTGTTGATGTCGGGGTATTTCCTTGGCCAACCACACCGTTAGAACATGAAAGTCGCAGATTGACCCCTGATGCTGCCATCAGCACACCGCGAAGAATTGAAGCCGCTACGGTGGTACTTAAATTCTGTGCATCTGTGATTCCAGAATCAGCAAAGATAGTGGATCCCGCAGACTGTGACATGTAGCAACCTAGAAAGTAGGTTCTTCCGAGTCCTTGTCCAGCTGTATTCGCGTTGGAATTATCCCCGAGAATACCGGTGCCAAGAGGAAGCCTCTGCCCTACCACAAATCCGGCGCTGGAAACTGTTCCATCG